TAACAAACAATGATCCGGTAAATAAATGAGTATCGTCCGTTGTATCACCAAATATTGTAGATCCACTACTGAATGACTGTGTCATGTATGTTACAGAAGAACTTATAATATAATTTTCTGCAACAATATCACCTTGTAATGTTAATGTTCCATTGCTATCCAATTTCAATAATTCTGCACTAGAACTAATAACATTGAATATGCTGGTTGAGTCGACATTGACAGACGCAGATACACTACCCGATGTAATACGGAATAATTGCAATCCTGAAATAGCACTAGATGGAATTCCTGTTAAACCCGATCCATCTCCTTCAAAACTACCGGAGAAAGATCCAGACACTCCATCCGTTACAACCAAACTACCTGTAATTTGAAGATCATTTGTAGTTGCTTGGAACGAACCAGTAGCTTTAAATATTCCAGCTCCTGATAATGCATTTGTAATAGCAGTATCAGCAAAATCACCAATAAATATCCATGCTTCTAAATATGCAGGAACACCTGTTGTATTTGCTGTATCTTCTTGGAAATATATACCAGCATAATAATCTATAATCCAATCTCTTGCATCTAAAGCTGGTATAACATCACCAGAGCCTTTTGTTGCTGTACCGTCATCATCATATAATATGGGAGAATAAACTGTACCGAATAGGCCAGAAGGAATAATTTGTATGCCACCAAGCGTATCATATAGATTTGTGCTGTTGTCAAATGTACCATTACCAGCTTTTGTGTTTGATGAATTTGCTTCATAATCCGTAGGAAGTTTAATTGCATAACCTTGACCGTTAGTACCAGCTATTTCTTCTAATTCTAAACGAACATATTCAACAACGCCACTTGTTTGATCATACAATGAAGCTGATATGGGGGCTGCTGGTATTGCTTCTCCAAATACGATGCTCGTACCTAATTGTGCCGTTGTACCAATTGATTCGTTAGCAGGAAGAGCTTTAGCTGTTGCGGTATGCGACAGACCTAACGCTTTCTTCAGCGTAATCAAATTGATATTAGTTTGTGATAATGCCATTTATATTGTTCCTATTTCATTTAAAATGTTACTGACATTGCATCAATAAAACCTGTCCAATCTCCTCGTGCTGTAACTCTTACTACAATATAGTCATTGTTTGATATACCCTGTGTCAATGTTGTATATTCATTTGTTAAATCTAACGATGTATCTAATGTTCCTACTACATAACTTCCGTTCGTTCCATCAATCCACGTAGTTCCAAAACCTGTTGTTGAATTAGTCGGCAATCTAAATTCCATTTTGAATTGATTGCCCGATGCAGGACTTGCTACTAATGTTCCTGTTCCTTGAATATTTAAATTGAACGAAAATACTGTTCCTCCGGTTGTGTTTTTAAATATTCGGTAGAATGTCAAATTAGTGCTACTAGCAATACCTGAATAATCAGCATTAGATGCCGGGCCATTAGTTACTGCTCCGTCAAAATCACCACCATTCAATGAATATGTTCCGTTAGTTGGAGAAATCAATATTCTATTATATACAAGTAATCCATTCTCTGAGCTTAAATCTACATTACCTAAATTGAATGAACCATCTTCCCAATATCCAGTATTACCAGATGTTGTTGGAACACTGCCTTGTGTTGCATAATCTGCAGCCTTAACACGATAATTTTCTTTTCGGAATGTTTCTGATGTTAATGTTGAAGTATTTGATTCGTTGTTGTATAAAAAACTACCTGATGTTAGCGATGTTGAAGTAACATTGCTACGAAGTGGCTTTTTAACTGTTGTGCTAATTGCAATATTAGAATTTAATATTCTTGTGTTGCTAGGCAATGTTATGCCTTTATTTAATGTTACTGTTTTAGTTGCAGGATCTGCACCACTTAGTGCCGGCATCACTTCACTTGAAACTGTATTGATATTAGTTTCGTTGTATGATATTGCATCTGCTGCTGAACTATATACATTTATATAAGCATTTTCAAATGATGCTGTATATTCTGCAGTTCCTGCCGTAAAATATTTAACACCACTAATATAATTCGTTCCTGATAGTGATAAATTAGCCAATATTTCTTCTGTAAAGTTTACATCATTAGCTGCATTACTTGCAGAAGGATCATTTACCCATGTAACATAATTCGTTGTTTTTGTTGTTGCGCCAACTACATGTTTAACACGAGCATAATTCCATCCATATTCATTTTGGTCGTTTGGATGAACTAACCATGTTCCTGTTCTATGTTGAAATGCATCTAATTCTGTTGTATCTGGGAACTGTGCACTTGCTGTGTTTGAAAGTGTAAATCCAGATCCATTTGCATTAGTAAATGTACCTGACGTTACAGATGTTAAATCAACTGAATGAATATTGCTTCCATTGAGTTCTAAATAAAGTGTTCCTAAGTTTGCATCCCCAAATGCATTGGCAGGATAATTAATACCATCTGCTGCAACGTCTTCGTTCAAATCACCATCAATAGTAGTCGACCCATTAAATACGCCTCTTCGTAAATCATTGCCGGCAGATGTTACTGTAAATGTTCCATCTTGATCTACTGCAGATAAACTTCCGATGCCCGATGCTGATACATACCCCGATATTGCAAATGACGATCCAAATGATAATTCTGCAGATACCCCAGTGTCATTACCATCTATATCATCTAAGTCTGGGGCTGGTGCTGGTGATAATGCTTTTAATATTTCATTAAATCTATCAACTGCAGTTCCAACTGGAGTTGCTGATGTAAAATCTGTAAATAATCCATCTGTGTATGTTCCGTCTTCAGCAGTACCAATAGCAGTAGCTCCGCCTACTACAGGACCTGTTACTACAACGTGACTCCCAGTAAATGGAGCAGTATTTGCTGCATCATTTGTTACTGTAGCTCGAAGTTCATATTGTTGACCCGAACTAGAGTCATACCATAAAATTCCATCTAAATATGTGTCATATGTACCAGTAGTAACTGATGGTAGACCGCCGCCTGATAAAAATCTTGTTAATGGTTCATAATCTGATACACCGCCGATAAATGCAATTTCTACATCCTGAGTACTATTACCAGTTGAATTATAAATATACAATGAACCAGTAGCTAGTACAATTTCTCCCCTATATATAGGATCAATGTTTTTTAAATTGTCTAATCCACCTCTTTTATGTTGAATTACTTGAGCCATTTCGTTACAAATCCTTTATTTTATATAAATATCAACATTTACGGAACAATCGTCTTGCCATTACCAGTAGGAAAAAATCCCGCATCAATGATACCTAATGTACTACCTGTTGCTGCAGTTTCGATGTTAACGCCTCCTACGACATCAAATGCAGCTCCATTAGTTAATGGCGTGTCTGCAGATCCGGAAATTGCTAACGAACCTGTTAATTTTAAATGTTTTGCAAGTTGTTTACCTTTAAACCTACGTGCCATTATGCCCATCTCCCATTAACACTTATTACGTCATCTGATTCAATTGTATAACCCAACGTATTAGTATCAAATACAATTGTTTGTGTTGCACTTGTTGTAGGCGTCCATGTATATGCAGCCTTATCAATGTATTGACCATTAATGTAAATATCAAATTCTGCTTTAGTTGCTGCTAAAGCTGTTGTTGGATTAATTGCAGCTGCACCTGAGACAGTAACTGTTGTATTGCTAGAATATGATGCTTGTTTTTCTGTTAAATCAACTAAATATGACATTGTTTCTGCATTTATAGATGTGCCACCTGATGCTCCGCCAGTTGATGAAACTGTTACAGAGCCTCCTGCAAGTACTTGCGATTGAAACTGGAGTAATTGTTCTGGAACAACTGTTGTTGAAAATAAATCTAATCCAACATCTATAACCGTATCAAATCTTACTCGCTTAATTGAATATGCTTTTTGAAGAGTTGATAATCTAAATTCTTGTTCTGCTAACAATGTTCCTTTAACTGTTAACGACGTTGTTGCTCGTACTAAACGGTCTTCTCCTACAGTATTCAATGTTTCAAAATTGAATGCTCGCATATGAGTCTGGTATTTGTTTTGTTCATTGCCCCAAGCAAACCCACCATATGGCATAAACTGTTCTACCAATTCATTCATCTGCGTAGTGAAGTCCGTCCACAACATTAAATCATATTCTATATCAACATATTCTGGAATATTAATTGCATATATTTCTTTTGACTCTTGTGGATTATTTATTGGTATAGGAAACAATTCATCTTCATATCGATTTCTTTTGTTGTACTTTGCTCTATAATACATCTGATTGCCGATACCATCAATTGAAACTGGTCTATTAGTATCAAGTTTTTTAAGTTGATCCCGTTCAGTCATTGTATTTCTTTTCAACACAACCAACGGAGATTGAAGCATACCCTTTTCATCTCGCAAATAACCTAAACGTCGTACACTATCCCATTTCTCTCCATTTGCAAAAATTACCGGTACATTGATCAATTCATTGTTGTGAGTAACTTGTGGTTGTATTTCATTTTCAACAAACCATTTCATTGCAAAGTCTATATCATACAATGTACGACGCGGTGTTCGAATTACATCATCATCTCTTCTGATCTGTGTAGCTCGATTCAATATCAAATCTTCTCTAGGTGTTTCAGTTCTAGACGGATTTGGTTTATTAGTCTTTCGATCAATATTTTCTCTGTTATATCTTGGCATCAATGTCCTTTATATGTTTGATCGTTAGTTGTTCCACCATAACGAATATTGCGAATATTTTGTGGTGTTTGTCTTGTTGCATGAGCATCACAAACAATTGATACGCTAAATCCGTGGCTGTTGCCATTCTGCCAAGTTTCTGGATTCTTACCAGCTAAATACTGATTTGCATCAACATTGTCTAATTCATAATATTCATTGTCCCAAAATGCAATATCTCCAACTTCTGGATAAAATCCTGATTTTTCTGCCGTATCTCTTGATATTGCAAATTGCAATGTTCTTGTATAATTATGCCCATAATCATCATGACTTGCATTTTTACCTTCTTTAGTAATAAGTGCAGGAATAAGTATGGACTGATAGAATGACTTTTTATCTGATTCGCCGTACAAATTAGAATCAGATTCTTCTACGATAAGTTTGTAGAATTCAATTTCAGTATCAACAACCTGATTCATTATCTCTGAATTAATTGATGCCATAAACTTTGCATCTCGTTGTGTACCGAATAATGCCATTCTGTTATCCTATGTATATCTTTGTTGGAACTTTCGATAAAACATTCATTGAAGCTTCATCTTCTGTTGCTTGCCTTTGCAACATGCTCTCTCGTGTCATTTTATCTAAAAATTCTCTTAATTGCGTAATCAAATCACTTTTTTCAGAAGCTGCTTCGGAA